GGCGAGCTCGCCGGTTTACCCAGGGCAAGTATCCGGTTCAGTCCCGCTTTTTCCAGGTCAGCGGCCGCTCTTTGGTGCGCCGTGTTGCTCATTCTTTCCTGGAACGCCATCTGTTCCCTTGCCAGCTGCATCTGCATCTGGTTTCTTTTTTTCTCCGCTTTCGATCCGAATATTCCGCTTAGGATCGGTCCGATTATCGGTACTGCGCTGGTGAGGCCAGCCAGTAAAGCGCTCGTTCCCGCGCCGCCTCCTCCTGTCGCTTGTTGAATGGATGAGGGCATGCTGCCCGGTCCAGGCGAGAACGTCCCTCCCGGTGTTACGTGGTAGTCCACTCCTGCTGTCATTTGTGATTCCTTTTCGCGAATGACTTATCCACAAGTCCACATTGCCCGTGTGCGTGATCTAACGCGCGCGCGGGGTCTGTGGACCCTGTGGGTAAGTCGTCCATGAGCTAATTATCTGGTAATCATCAGAAATGATCGATGTAGCCAGGTACTGAGTACACCGGCATCGGTCTCGCCGCTTTAATGTCTACCCATGCATCCATCAGGAATTCTGGTTCGTCTTGTACGGCTACTGTCCGTTCTATTGGCGGCTCGTCTTCTATGAAGGCTGCGTTTAGCGCGGGTCTTGTGTCGTAGTCCAATGCGTAGTGCCAGGCGTCCAGTGGTGCCGGCGCTGTCGATCGGAAAGCGCCTGTGATATGGCCCATGCTCGAGCGATATTCTGCCCACCTCTCCTGATACCCCCAGATGTTTTCATCGTTGGCCCCTCCGTCTGCCCATACCTCCTTATTGAGCACTGGCTGCTCACCTAACGCCTGTAGCGCGGGCCAATACATGTCGTATTTTGTTTGTCTGCTCCAATGCCTGTCGATTTTTTGCTGGAATGTCAGGTCTGCTCTGACGCTGATCATCCCGAGGATATAGCCGTGCTCCACGAATGATTTCGTAAAGCCGTGCTGGTTGATGATTCCTTGTCCGTATGCAGCCAGGTTGCCTTGTGGCGTGTCTGTGTAACCGGTTTCTGTTGGTGTGCCGGATGTTTGCGGCACTGTGTTCATTTGGATTGGTGTCTGTCCGGTTCCTAGCAGCTCGGGCCTCTGTAGTCTGCTGTCAGGGCTTGTTACCTGGAAATGACTTTTCAGTATTTCCGTGTACCTGGTTCCCCCTCGTGCGTCCCTTTCTGCCAGCTTTTGCATTTGGAATGCTTCGCGCCAGTCGTTAATTGTTGCGCCGGTTGCTTGGCTTAGATCGGCATATATGCTCGGTCCTTCTGTTGTTACTGCGCTGTCGCCCCGGAATATGATTCCTGGATTGTTTCCCGCTATGTGGTTTGGATACGAAACGGTTGCACCGCCGGTTTCGATTGCGTCGGTGTCTGCTTGTGTCCACGTCGATGATGTTGTTTTACCGATTCCCTGGATCGGTGCCTGCAGGCCTAACGGTATGTCAATACCTGGACCCTTCTGCGGCCAGGGTAACGAGCTCGTTATGTAATTTTTCCGCTTGCCCCTGTTTTGTACTAGTACTGATCCGGCGCTGTCCGGTCCGTCTCCTGTCGCTACTGTCAGCGACGATTGTAAGTTTTCGTCCCGAAACCATTCGTTCCATATGAGGTTGTAGCCGCGACCAGGTAGCGCGCTGAATGAGAAGTTCGTTGCTCCTGTCGGTAGGCCTACGTGATCCCACCAGCTGCCGATGCTGAATGGTGGTGCCGTGATTTCTACCTGCGGAATGACGTAGTCGGTTGAGTCTCCTGGATCTGTTTGTTCTCCGCAGAATTTTTGCCAGTTTTCCCATACGAGTCGGTTCGGTGTGAAGAACCAGAAACTTGACAAGTGCAAGTTGTCCATCGTTGGGTACAGCGGCGTTGCTAGCCGCACGAGCGCGTTCATGCGCACCCGAAAACTGTCTCCTGGTAGCACCTCGATTGGCGGCAGGGGTATTAACTTGCCGCCGTCAAATGTCGTTTTGTACGGAAAGCTTAGGTCAAACGTTGACCGTTGCATGCTGACCTGTGGTGCCAGGTTGAACCTGGATTGACTTGGTCTCTTAGGTGCTCTCTTTCCCATGATAGTCCCTTGCTATTGCTAGTTTGATTAGTTCTTCCGGCTCGATTGTGCCGTTGTCGTCGTCCCAGGAACCGACGCGATAAAGTATGAAGTCGTCGGGGTGCCTGGAGACGTTTGTTTGCTCGTCTTGTGCTAGGTCTCCGAATTGCCTTATTGCTGCGCCGTTGGTCGGCGCTACGAAGATGTTGTTGTACGTTTCTGTTGCTGCGTCTCTGACGCTATAGAGTCCGTGTTTCATGATTCCAGGTTCCTTTGAAGTGTTTTCAGTTTTGCTTGTTGCACCTTTTCTCTGGTGCGTAGTCGTTTTCCGGTATTGTTTTCGTGGTGTTTTCTTGCCTCTCTTTTCCTGCCTTCTTTGAGTATTTCCAGGTCGAGCTGGTTGTGTTCGGCGTAGAGTTTGTCGTAGTACCTGGGCAGGTTTCTTTTCTTGCCTTTGACAGTGATGAAATCGCTTGGGTAGCAATCTTCTTGATACTCACTAAACCAGGTTTTTCCGATTCCCGGTTTGAGCGACATCGTCGCGTATTCGGGTTGTAGTTCAACCTCGATATCTGTGGCGAGCATTCGCCAGTAATGTTCCTTCCCCTGGTCTCCTGTTTGTTTCTTGGTAACGTACCTGGCGCAGTAGGCTGCGCTCTCCCATGTAACGGCCCCGATGGTGCTGAATCCGAAGGGCCATGTTTTTTCCAGAATGTCAGATGTGTACGTACCGATTCCGTCTTTGGTTTTCCAAAGTGTTTTGTCTTCGAAGTCATGGCCGAATAGCAGCGCGTGGTAATGAGGTCTTTGCAGTTCGTCTCCGTACTCTCCGCAATGGAAGTACCGTATTTTATTTTTGACTCGTTCCCTGAGTCGCTTCATGAATTTTTGAAAGTGCTCTTTGTTTAGCGATCCGTCCCAGGGTAGATTCTCGTCGTTGTATGTCAGTGTTATGAAGCAGTTTTGCTCGTGCATGCTTGCTTCATGGATGCACCTGGTCGCCATCTCTTGGGATCGGCGTAGCCGACACCCGATGCATTGCCCGCAGGGGAGCTGTAGCGACTGACAATGCGACCTGGACGGTGTGAATGCGACCGGCCCCCCTGCAGGACTTTGCCAGGCGTTTAACGGTCGGAAACATGGCATTTACAGTCGCCATCCGCCCCGCTGAGGTGCAGACCTGACGTTCTTTGAATGGACTCGCCTGGCCCCTTTCTTGAACATTCGCTTGCTTCGTTTTTTGCTGAGTTTTCGCCTGCGGCGCATAGTTTCGTCTCCTGTTTGACGATTATTTGACATGCTGGAAGTCCCACCATACATAGGCTCAGCAGACTTATCCACAGGTTATGCCTTGACATAGATGTTAGGCTTGGCGGGATGGTTGGCTTCTTGCGATCCCCACCCGCCGCCCCATGAGAAGGGAGCGCACCGTAGTGCGCTCATTTTTCTCGATTTTTTTCCCATTTGGGTTATGGGACTTTGTCCCGCACAGTTTCCCCACTTGATGTTAACTGTGCTAGGTGACAGGTTCCGCTTCCGGTTCTGTCTCCTTTTCCGGCTCTGAAAGCTCCTCTGGGAGTTCTTCTGCCGGTTGTTGGGGGTCGAGTAAGGCTACGTGCTGTTCGATCCCCTCTGCCGTTCCTACGGCTTCCAGGTACTTCACCACATCATTTTTGTAGTGTTTTCGTACGCTGCTTGGCAGCTCCTGGAATTCTGTCTCTTGTTCGCAGACCAGGCTCATTGCCTTTTCGTAGTCTGCTCCTGAGACGTCCCCATATGACGGTTGGTGCCTGTTCGTGTGTTCGATCAGGCCCGTTTTCTGATATTTGCCCACGATGTAGTTGATATTGCACGTTTTGGCGTGGTGTTGTTCCGTCATGGTTTTTCCGCATTTCCTTGCGGTTTGTCTCATTCGTTTGTGTCTGATCATTTGCTGAATCCTTTTAGTTTTCGCAGTTTGCTGACGATTGCGCTTCTGATTTTTGGTGGTATCGGGATGCGTCGTAGTGCGATCAGTCCCGCCACTGTTAGCGCGCCGCTTCCGAATGTTTTGAGCCAGTCCAATACTGGTCTGCTGTATTGCGCTTGCAACAGCGTTGGGTTGTCCCGCATCAGTTCGTAGATCAGTCGTGCGTGTGCTGTTTCTACGCCCATCTTTTCGATCTCTGCTGTTGCTCTTTCCTGGTTCTTTTCTCCGACCGCTTGCATGACTCTTGCAAGCTGTGCGTCTTCGTCTATTTTTGCCCCGGTCTTTCCGATGTTCGGAATCTCCGCTCGTGTCTTTTCCGTTGACGCGTTGATGTTTTCAATCTCTGCGTTTGCTCTGCGTATTTGCAGCGCTGTTGTTGCGGCCGCCAGGGCCGCTTCTTTCTTGGCTGTTGGTACAGCCAGGTTTGGCATTGCTCCAGGTGGCGAGCTCGCCGGTTTACCCAGGGCAAGTATCCGGTTCAGTCCCGCTTTTTCCAGGTCAGCGGCCGCTCTTTGGTGCGCCGTGTTGCTCATTCTTTCC